CTATACCGATTCCTGGGGTACTGGAAGACATAGAGAACGACCAGAAGTAGTATTTAAACCGAAAGCTTTATCTAATAGTGGATATATTATGGTGGACTTAAATTGTAAAGGAAAGCGAAAGCGCGTGTATTTGCACAGAATTTTAGCAGAAGCGTTTATTTCAAATCCGAATAATTTACCTTGTGTGAATCACAAAGATGAAAATAAATTAAATAATTCATTAGATAATCTTGAATGGTGTGATTGGACTTATAATAATAGATATGGTACTTCCAGAAATAGAATGGTGAAAACTCGAAGGTTGAATGGTACATATGAAAATGTATCGCAGGAAACTCGAAATAAAATAAGTAATGCATTAAAAGGTAAAAAGAAAAGTGTTGAACATCGTAAGAACATAAGTCTTGGAAAAAGAAAGTATAAGAATACATGCAAAGGAGATTAAATGCGTCAGAATAGAGGGAAACAGTTTGAAAGCGTGCTTCGAACTGCAATGGAAAGAGTTCCAGAAATATCAGTTGATCGAATACACGATCAGACAACTGGTTTTAGAGGAAGCAAAAATATTTGCGACTTCATTGTATACAGATGGCCGTATCAGTATTATATAGAATGTAAGTCAGTACACGGAAAGTCGTTACCATTCAGCAATGTCACTGAAACACAGTGGAAAGGACTGTTGCAGAAGTCAAAGATACATGGTGTATATGCAGGTATTATATGTTGGTTTATTGACAAAGATGTGACGTTGTATATTCCAATTCAAGCGTTAGATTTACTTGAAAAGCATGGACGAAAAAGTATTTCATTTAGCTGTCCTCGTGTAAATGGAATAAGAGAGATTTCTGGACAGAAGAAAAGAGTGTTTTTTGATTACGACATGAAAGGATTTTTCAATGATTTACGACAATCTAAAAATAGAACGAGTGAAAGATATACAGTTGCACGTAGAAAACAACAGCAAGACGATTGACAGTATTGTAGATGAGATTATACAGCCGTATTGCAAAGACTTAGATAATTATATACTGTTTATCAAAGATTGTCTTAAAGATGGCGAAAATCCGCCTACAGACAGTGAATTAGATGATTTCTGTATGAATCTTTCCACGTATATTTATTTTGCTGGCGGAATGTGTGAACAGCTTGGTATTCGTGATGATATAAGCAAGGCAGTCTGGAAAGAGACATATCACAGTAGTAGAGCAAGTTTGGAAAAAGGCACAGTGGCAGATAAAGATAGTTTAGCAGAGTTGAATAGTCAGCAAGAACAGCTTACAAATATCTGTTATAACAGAGCATATAAAATCATGAAGAGTAAAGTGGAAAATGCGCAGGAGTTATTGCAGAGTTGTAAGAAGGTACTCAGCAGACGTATGCAAGAAACTGAATTGACAAGACTTGGAGGAAGTGGTAGATGAGTGGTGTTCATAAGAGTGATGATGGAAAAGCAATGTTGACACTCGTGCCAAGACAAATAATTTGGGATATTGCAAGAGTGCGAGAATATGGACTTAAAAAATATCCAAAAACAGGGGAACACGGTTGGAAGAATCTCGATATTAAACGCATTCAGAACGCTATGTACAGACATATGATGCGGTATCTTGATGATCCTGATGGAGTTGATGAAGAAAGTGGATTGTCACATCTGTGGCATTTGGCTTGTAATGTAGCATTTTTATGTGAAATGGAGAAGAAAGATGATTAAAGTAGAGAATATTGACGTGTGGGGATTTGAACACGCTATTAGAGGTATGCGAAATCCACTAAATAGCTGGGATAAAAGTGATAGTGGAATGAAATTTGTAAAGGGTATATTTAATGACCAAGAATTTGTGGTTGGTAAAAATGATTTAGACCTTATAAGAAGATTATATAAAGCAGGAACAGAGCATAGAAAGTATCTACGGCAGATTATAATTTCTCTCGATATTACAGCACCCTTGTATTGGTGGAAAGAATTTGATACTTATAAAGTAGGTACAGTTGCTAATTCCTGTTCTACCATGCACAAGATTGCCGCTAAAGAATTTGAATTGGATGATTTTAGTCATGAGCATTTATTTAATTGTACAGATGAAGATATAAAGGATGATTTTTATGATGAATGCGGTTACTTGTTTGCTCCCGATGAATTTTTGGAGTTGAGCATTGCGATATTGAATGCTTGTAGAACTCGTTATTTAGAAACAAAAGATAAGAAATGGTGGTGGCAGATGATTCAGTTACTTCCATCAAGCTATAATCAGAAAAGAACAGTGACGATGAACTATGAAAATGTTGTGTCTATGATTCATCAGAGAACTGGACATAAACTTGATGAATGGAATGATTTTGTAGAAATTCTTAAAAATTTACCATATATAAAGGAGATAACAGATGGGACTGAAGCTTGATGAAATTGTAAAAAATGTAAACAAACAGCAAAAAGAAGAAATTATTACGCGAGGTTTGAGCGATTATAATTATAAAAGAATCCCATTTACAAGCCCGAGAATGAATTATTGTACTTTTGGTGGAATTCCGATTGGAAAAATAACTGAATTTTATGGTGAAGAACACGGTGGTAAAACTACGACAGCGCTCGATATTGTAGCTAATTATCAACATATGGAAAATGCAAGAGATATTTTATATGTAGACGCAGAAAACTCACTTGATGTTGAATGGGCGCGGAAAATTGGTGTAGATATTGAAAAATTATATATACTTCAGCCAAAGTCTCAATCCGCGGAAGAGATGTTTCAGGTGATTTACGATATGGTTGATACAGGGGAAGTTGGATTATGGGTATTGGATTCTATTGGTGTGCTGGTATCTTCGCAGGAACTTGATAAAACGATGGAAGATAAAACTTATGGCGGTATTTCAAAGCCATTAACACTATTTGGTAAAAAAATCGAAATGCTAATGCATAGACATAAATGTACTGGTATTGCTATAAATCAACTTAGAGAAGATATGAATAGTACATGGGGTGGCACAACGACTCCCGGTGGCAGAGGTTGGAAACACTACTGCTCTGTACGCATGCAGTTTAGTAGAGGCAAGTTTCTCGATGAGCGTGGAAATGAGCTTACACGGTCAGCAGAAAGTCCAGCCGGTAATATTGTACTTATGTCTATGACGAAAAATAAAACGTGCCCGCCGACAAGGCGCACAGGTATGTATACACTCAACTATGAGACTGGAATCGACTACTTAAAGGATTTAGTCGATGTAGCGATAAAATATGGGGTTGTTGATAAACATGGCGCGTGGTTCGATATACTTGATCCAAATACTGGTGAAGTATTAAGGGGAAAAATTCAAGGTCAGGCTAATGTTTATGAGGAATTGGAAACTGATAATGAACTTTTAAAGAAAGTGGAACAGTTGGTAGATTCATTTATGGGTTTGTGATGTTAACAATTTATTTACAATTTTAGGTATTTACAAATTCAGAAATATGTATTATAATGTTTACATAGGTACAAGGTACCAACTATAAAATTTCTGTACATTGAAAGGAGAATACTATGAGCATGTTATTAACTGGTCGTATGACAACTCACACAAGTCCTACTATTTGGGTAGATCGAGATGCTTATTTCTATTTGAATCGAATTTCACGGGAACAGCGCGGATGTAAACCTCTTAGTGAAGAACAGGAGTGTAAGATTTGGCAACGAATTACTTCTTATGGTAAAACCGATAAATATCAATTGGACAATGAGTCCATGGGTGGCGGCGATGGAACCTATAATGGTAGATGGTGGAGTTGGTCAGTTGAAACATTAAAAAATCTACTCGATGATGCCGGTTTTAAGTATGAAATTGGTAAAGATCAGGAGTATATTAGTATTTAATTTAATACCCGCCCCGGAGGTTACGAGGGCAGTTGTAATGTAGCCGATGGCCGTCCCAAGCCGGTAAAATACAGAGGGGAACTATAAAAATAAAGGAGAAATGCTATGGCAAGATTCAAAGCAGATCAGGTCGACAATTATGGCGGCCAGGGTGGTACTGGGTATTTCAGTCTCAAAAAGGATAAGGAAGTAGCCCGCGTAAGATTTATGTATAATGGAGCAGATGATATAGAAGGTTACGCTGTTCATGAAGTTGAGATTGATGGTAAAAAACGGTGGCTGAATTGTTTGAGAGAGTATAATCAGCCAAAAGATGTATGCCCGTTCTGCCGTGAAGGTCGTTTTCAGAGCGCTAAGCTCTTTGTACCGCTTTATAATATTGATGAAGATAAGTGTCAGGTATGGGAACGCGGTAAAAAGTTCTTTAGCAAACTTTCCAGTATTTGTTCTAGATACCCCAATGTGGTATCGCATGTATTTGAGATTGAGCGGAATGGGGAACCTGGCGATATGGCTACCACATATGAAATTTTCGAAGTAGATAAGGACAATACGACTTTGGAAGATTTACCGGAACCCACGCCTATTCTTGGAAATATTGTTCTTGATAAATCCCCGGAAGATATGGAATACTATCTTGAAACTGGGGAATTTCCGCCCGAAGATGACGTACCGATTCGCAGACGAGAATCAGCGCCACAGCAGGCATCTTCAGCGAGAAGAGGTAATGGGTACGAGCGTAGAACACCTACAAATAGAGGGGATAGATTTTAATGCCGTTATTTAATTTACCGCAAAGACCCGGAAAATCTCAGGATTTGGCACTGGCTGCTAAAACAAAAACCAGTGCCAAATCGATAACAACTGTTCGGGGAGGGCTTCTTGGTAGGATTAACGAAATAACAGCTTCGGTTGATCGGTATCTTGGTAAATATAAGCAGGATTATTTATTGATTACTAACGAAATTCCGTTACGCCATTATATTGATAAATGTATTCAGAATAATTATATTGCAATAGATACTGAAACTGATGGTTTGGATCCGTTACAAAATAATCTCGCAGGAGTTTGTATTTATACAACTGGACAAAAGGGCGCATATATACCGGTTAATCACATTAGTTATATTACTAATGCCAGAGTAACGGATCAGTTAGATCAAAGTACAGTAATAAATGAATTAAAAAGACTTGTTGTAGCAAAACCGAATATAGATATGTTTAATGCTAAATTTGATATTCGATTTTTAAGAGCAGCGGGGCTTAAAGACATTTATTGTACATGGGATGGTTATCTGGCCGCCAGATTACTTAATGAAAACGAACCGAGCACGGCACTGAAAAAATTACATCAAAAATATATTCTCAATGGAAAGGAAGATGAGTTTACATTCGAAGAATTATTTAATGGAATTCCATTTACTCAAATCCCATTAAGTACAGCATTTTTATACGCGGCAAGAGACCCAGAAATAACTTA